TTATTGGATCTGAAGTGCACCGTTCTGGTCTGACTTAAGGTGCAGCTCACCCTCATACATACTGCCGTCAGCTGTCAGGCGGTAAAGTTCATTTTTCCAGATCACCCACTGGTCTTTTGCCATTTTCCCGGCACTGTCTAAATAATACCATTTTCCGTCACTTCCGGTTTTCCAGGTATCTTTCACCATATATCCGGCTTCATCAAACCAATACCAGGTATCTCCATCCTGATACCAGTCATTTTTCACATAATTTCCTGTATTCCCTAAATAAAATCTCCAGCCGTTTTCCTCTTCCACCCAGCCGGATTTTATTTCTGCTGCGGATAAAAGAGAATCTTTAAAATCCTCCCAGGTGTGAATGGTGTTGTTGTATACATAAGGATTGGGGCAGATCTTACCTGTCACATCGTAATGACGGATTACGTGATCTTCTCTGATTCCGTATTGCTCCATCAGATTTTTGGTCAATTTTTTGGCTGATGCCACGGTTGCATCTTCAAAATACCAGTCTCTGCTGGTATCGGACTGGCTGCCTTTGTTTCTGACGCACAGTTCGATCCCAATGCTGTTGCTGTTACGGCATTCGGGATGGATATAGTTCTTGGCTCCGCAGTGCCATGCGATGTTTTTGTCTTCAACGGACTGCCAGATCTCACCGGAAAAGCCTACAAAGTAGTGGGCGCTGGCGCCTACGTACTGGGAAGCATAATATTTGCAGTTTGCTTCTGCCCCTCCCAGCGCTCCAACATAATGAATGACGATATATTTAATACGGCTTAGTTCGCCGTTGCTGTAGTTGTATGGGGTTAAAAGTTTGTTTATTTCCACTTAAATCCCCTCCCTTCTTCCCGAGAATCCCATGTCATCTGCATCAAAGGATTCCCGGAAACGTTCAATTTCTGTATAATCGGAATTTTTAAGATTTTCCTGTATTCCAAGTAGTTCGATGTTGCTCATGTCTTCGGTTGATTCGCTTTTTACCATAGATATCACCTTGTCCCTTTCTATTTATCATATGAAGAAAGGTGGGGGAATGTCACGAGGCGGTGTACTTGGTAAGTTTTTAGGTACGGTCAGGAAGCTCGTCGGTGTACTGTGAGAGGAACTTCTTTATGGCTTCCCATATGTGTTTTACGGGTAGACCGCATAATGTCATGTTTTTTAATATACTGACCAGTTCGTATGCTATGTATAGAAGGCCGAAGAACTCAGCTACTCCAATTGCATTAACTGGCAGATAGGACCGGATTGCTTCCGGAATGAAACCAATTAGGTTTAGGTGTACGATTTGATCAAGTACCAGGAGGAACGCCAGGGAGGCTACCATGGAGATTTTACGGATTGCTCCGTCTATTCCAAAACAGCTGTTAAATTTATGCTCCTTTATTGCTCTGATGCAGCCAAAGCAGGTGTCCATTACTACTGCTAAAATAACCAGTTTAATAATTGGACTGCCCCATGCCAGAGCAAGTAGTTCTATAATTTTATCCATTTCTATTTTCCTCACTCTTTCTCATGTTATTTTTCTGTGATCTCCCAATATTCTTCTGCTATAATTAAGCAGTCTAATGCATAATATTTTATTCCAAAAGTATATAAATCTGCATCACAATATTTTTTAACCTTTTCATAGTTTTTACTCATGAACTGTGCCTCCTTTGTTATTCCAAGCATCATCTGCTGGTTAGCTACCTGGTTATTAAATGTCTTAATTTGGTTTTCAAAAATATTTTCTTTGAGTTCAATATATTTAATTGCTGGGCTATCCAAAGTATCTACATCTACCCTTGTTATCTGTGCACCATCAGGAGCCTCCGATTGCATAAAATGTTTTTAATGGGATGGTTGGTTTTTCTCCATACTCAACACCATATCCTACCTGTTTCGTCAAATACCACAAATACTTTCATATTACATCACCTCATAATTTAAGTTAAAAATTCTATTTTAGTAATAATAACAGAGCCTCCCTGGGTAGATCTTGAAACACAAGCAAAACACAATGTTAGAAAAGCATGTGTATTTATATCAGATATATCAATATCAGTAACAGTATCCATTAAAAATCCTGCATAAAGATTATCAATTCTCTTTAATACACTATGTTTACTATCAGCTGATAAAATAGCGCACCCATATCCTAGTGCATCAAGACCATTACTATTCAAGTAATAATCCGTCTTATAATATAATCTAATTGTATTAAATGGTGTCATATTGATACTGTACTTATTGACTATTTTGGAGGTAATAGTATGTCCTCTATCTTTATCGTCATAATATTCTCCTCTACCCATATAAATTCCTGAACTGGATATTCCTATGCCAAAATTATAGCCATATTCACGGATTCCCCCAGTAAGTACGCCTGAGAAAACCCCATTTAAAAAGACGTTTGTCCTGCTGCCAAATAACTATAATCAGGAAATGTTCCAACTACGCCACCAATATCAACACCATTTTTTATATTCTCTGGACGGAAATTGGGTATGTCTTGCTGAATCCAATTAACTCCATTTAAATAATGACCATTTCTAACCCTTAAATTTATTGTGCCTGCCCAGTTAGACATACCTTGAGACCATGCCCGATCAGTACCGGAAACCTCCACATTCTGAATTGGAATTGCACCACTTACTTTAGTACCATTCACCCAAGCGGTTTGTCCGCTTAGAATATGCGCTGCGGAAGCCGTTCCTCCAGTCTGGCTCACTAAGGTATTAGCTACAACTTTTCCGGAACCATTGTGATATCCGGCAGGAATCGTAAAACTCCCTCCCGCATTAAGTGCAACTGATACAGCTCCACAATTTTGCATAGTACCTGTACGTTTCACTTTCGCATCTTTATTGTAAAAGGTCCTTTTGTCAAGAACCTGGCTATCCGCTGCATCTCCAGTTAACTCCAGCGTTCCTTCCACCACTTCATCATCAGAATCACTTGTAATAGCCCCATAACCCTTTAACAGCTCAGCCCTTGTAGCCGTACACTCATCAGATCCAGCCCCAGCACCTCCGGCCCCTGAAATACTGACTTTACCCATTTGCACTCACTCCTCTCAGATATACACTAAAATCTTCTGTTGGCTTCTTTTCTCCGCAATAGAACGTCACATACCCATCTTCTGTCTCCCCGTCAGTTATCATCCCAGTCATTTTTTTTCTAAGCTTTACCGCTGCTGCATCCAGATTTTTAGGTGTACAAGCGCTTAATACTGGATTGTCAGTTGCTTTCACCCCTACCACCGCGACTCTTTGGCTGTAAGGTGCCGTATCGCTCCAGCCAGAAACCGGTACACTTACCTCTACTAACTGCTCATGCTGTTCCTGAACCATCTTATTATAAAAAGTATTATTAAAAAGCTGCTCAATTTCAACTGCCATCTCCTGGCCATCTGCCAGCGTATCCCTGTCCCATTTACGAATTTCTGCCGTATATTCCGGCGGATTCTTTACATCACAAAATGCCATAGAAAACCTCCTTAAAATATTTCATCCATATCATAGATCTGAGGAATGTCTGCATCTTTCCCTTTTCGCATAAAGGTTCGGTATGCAATTAAATCTCCTTCTGCATCAAACAATCCCATTTCGGATATCTCGCACCCCGTTAATTCTACTTTTTCTAACGTAGCCGTATAACGACAGGCAGTCTCCTCATTGTTAACATAGGTGTGGGCTTCCACTTTCTTTTTTAAAAGTTCATGATAAAGAGCGACTTCACCCCCAGATGCTGCCTTTGGCTTTCCCTCCTCATTTACACCACCATCTCCCCACGCCATATGAGTAATAATGGGAAGAGCCATATCTCCTGCATGAGCTTTGCAAAATTTCTTTCTGCCTGTTACTGTAATAACTCCATTTGTTATGTCTGCCATATATTTTCCCTTTCCTATAAAATAGTCAAACCGCCATTTAAGTTACGGTTACCGTCTAATTCCCATTCATTTTCCAACACATTCTTGTTTGTAATACAGATAGGGCCGACCGTAACATATTCCATTGCATTGAAACTATAACTTATTGTTTCATTTATTTCAGAATCATTTTTTAATTCTGTTTGCACCTCAATTACTTCATCTTCTAAAAATGACAGTTTTGGTATGCCAACCGGTATGTGTAACTGCTCTTCCCCTTTAGGCAGTTGCTTTATTTCTGCGCAGAATCTATTCCCCATGGGATAAAAGTCAATGGGACTTTCATCATTGTACCCGTTTAATTTATTGTCCCCATTCAAGATCCAGTTACGATCCAGATTCAAATGCGCCAGGTTATATCGAGGAAAAAAAACGGTACGAATAGTTATGCTGTTAAAAAAAGAGTCATCTGCTTCATAACTTCCCTGGTATTTACTGTAAAACTCTGCTTCCAGATTTGCGGGTATTATTTTTCCTACCATATCCCGAATGCTTTTCACAATAACCAGAGAACACTCTTTAATAACAATTTTTAATTCACCCTTAAGGTTATCCACGTAGAATTCATAGCTGTCACCAAGAAGTGCTGTTAACTGTTCCTGTAATTTCTTTTGTGTATAGGGGAGTTGATAATTCCAGTTTGCTAATACAATGTTTCTTCTTTCTTCAAGAGAAAGTGCTGCTTCCCCCTTGATTCCTAACAACGACTCCCATTTTTTAATCCCCTGATAATCCGAAGATACTATAAAACCGTTATTCCATAGAACTCCGATGTTTGAATACAGCTGCCTCAATTCATTTTCTTCAACTTCGCCGATTTCATTAAACTCACGGAATCCTCTTAAATAATCTGGTAAATATGATATTAAATCTATCTCTCTTTGATTAAACATTGATATCACCTCGTCGCGCTATCTTATCAGAGGGAATTACATAATTACCAAAAAACCCATTAATCTTTGTATCCATAACATCAAGAACCCCTTCCACATCCAGCAATCTGCTTTCAATTCTGGAAATCCTGACGATAATGTTATCTAACTCTTGCCATGAATGATTCAATTCTTCGAAATATTCATCCATGGTCTTTTCAATAGAATCCTTACATTTTCCGGCATCATATCCTGCCTGATATGTAATTTTTACAGTAATTGATACTACCTCTGCCTGGGCACCTGCAACAGACACTTTATGGCCAATAGGTGCAATTCCATAACCTTTTCCCTGTTCTGCAATTGGATCAATCTGTTCCTGCACACGTTCAATTAAATCAACGCTGGGAGCTTGAAAAGATGAATCAATCATGACCAGTTTCACCGTTCCGCCCCCATTCCAGGCAGGAAATACCTTTACTCCGCCTACTCCTGAAATCGCCGAAACTTTTTCTTTATAATCGGCAATATTTCCACCGTATGCCTGAGACTTTAGACTGTCAAAATATCGTCTGCGAAACCGTTCTGTTTCCTCTTCCTCTTCTCCAGGTATCAAAAGTTCTGTAAGTTCTGCAAAGGTTAAACCATTCATATATTCAATGGGAATCAATCTGCCTAAATTTGCATTTCCGGAAGTACCAATTGTTTCACACCGCATCCGGTATTCAAAGTCACCTAATTTTTCTACAGCCTTATAATTAATTAAATTCAGAGAGAAACGACTCCCTATTGGAATTTCCATATTGAATCGTGCCTTAAGCTCTGCATAAGAAGCTGCCTTGGGAATAATTCCACGCTCAGCTGCTCTTCGAATTAAAAATTCTCTGTCTGCTGTATCTGCAAAAATCTGTTTTAAAACCTGATCCATCTCTATGTACATAATAGCAAGCTCTACGGCAGCTGGAGCCAGCGCGGTATAGATAACAGAACCTTCCCTTTTATCTAAGTCAGATGATACTTTATCTAACATACGCTTTAATATGTTCTCAAACGAAACACTTTCATACACTTAAAAATTCACCTCCTTTTCCGCATCAATTTCTCCTACCGAAGTATGAACCGTAAAGGTTACAGAAAGTGATTTACCACTCTCTTTGAAAGAAAAATTATCTACCTCAATGATTCTGTCATCCTGTTTTAGGGCTTCCTTGATTCTCTTTTTCACTTTAGCTTTGACCAGTCCTAATGGTTTCCCAAAAAGCCTGTTTAATTCCACTCCATAATTCCAGCTATAGATCAGCCAGTCAAAACGTTCCGTATTTAGAATGCAGTAAACTGACTGCCGTATGGACTCTAAACCATCTGCCATTCCCATAATACGACCGCTATTCATAACGAGACGGAAGGTTTTAGATGGCTGCTCAATTACTTTAAAATCCTGTTCCAAAATATCACCTGTTACTGGAAGCATAGCATCCCTCCTCCTTTACCATCTGCCTGCGACTACGTATTGCTGTCCACCTCTTTTTTGAATGAGAAGAATCCTGTCTCCATTTTTCAGGCCAGCCTTTACAGTCACTGTCATCTCTCCCAAGCCTGGAATTTCCATTACACTCAAATGGTCTGTAAACTGTTCTGGTAATATTATCTGCGCTTTCGATAATATGGTTTTCTGATCTATTCGGATTTCTAAAGGATCCGTATTCAACACTAAAGCGGTTATAACATCACAAGGATCTCCAGCCTCTACGGCCTGTATAACAATTCTTTTTATGTTTTCAATCCATTCAACGTCAGCCAACTATTTTTGCTCCTCTCAATGTTAAATCCATAGTATGAATTCCTTCATCAATTTTGTGAGTGACCGATTCAATAACCAGGTAATTTTTACAGCTTGTGTCTGACGTGTCCAAAAAAACTGGTATGAGACAACCAGCTCTGGCACGAATATCACCAAATGCATCTTTTATTGTAAGGGAACGGGAAGGACGGTTATACAAGGTCAGATAGGTTTCTGCTACTTTTTGCCCATCCACTCCCTTATCAATGGATTCATCCTTTTTCAGAACTCCCCATTTATTAATGTTCTCTGTGCTTTTTGTAATGTAACACTCTCTTTGTTTGGTATCACTATTGTCATAATACAGTTTGATTAGATTAAAGGTATTGCTGTCAATACTGACTTTATAGTCGTAGTCCTGTGCCGTCGTCTTATCAATCATGATATCCAGCTTCATGTTATCCATAGATTTAAGTGTTAATTTTCCTACATCATCGTAGAAAGTATATAATTTCCCCGAATGTATCATCGCAAGATCCATATTGTTCAAAATAATATCAAATAACGTCTTGTCTTTTTCTTTCCGGGAAAATCTCTGGCCAGTATCCTCAAGTTCTCCAGTCTTTAGATGAAAATCATCTGCAATCATCTGTATTAACTCAGCGGCAGTTAAATCTGTATAATTATAGGTCTCTTTATTTTTAAGATACCGCAGCTGATCGTATGCAGTGACCTTTACCTGACCATCACTGTTCCAGTTTCGTTCGAAAATAAATCCAAAGAAAACAGGGATTCCGGATACGTCTAACCGGACAGCATTTCCCTCTTCAATTTGAAGCATCTTGTCCGGAAGAAGAGTAAATGTGCACTTTCCCGGCTGCCCTCTGCGTTGGGTTTGCCATGAAATATCTCCGCATACGACAGGTTCATAAACGGTCCGATCATTTTGAATATATAAATGTGCTTCCATTTTCCTCCTTACCTAAGGCATAATTAGTACCTGATTTGGATAAATCAAATTTGGATTAGAAATTTTATCACGATTTAACTGGTAAATTTCTTTCCATCGGCTTCCATCTCCAAGATTCTTTTTAGCAATGGACCAAAGGCAGTCTCCTTTTACAACCGTATATTCCTTTTCTATAGGCGGCTCTCCCTGACGTTCTTCTTCCGTACTGGTCACTTCATTTTGCGATTCATCCTCTTTGATTTTAAAATTCATAAACTTTGTTCCATAACTTTTATATTCTTTCATAGTGAGAGACACCACCAGGTCAAGCCCCTCACTGACATCATCTGTGACTTTATAGTCTTCCAAAGTCACATCAAGTGTTGTATCGAACAAACTGTTTCCCATAAATCCTTCACGAATAACAGTGAATTCAAAAAAATTTCCATTATCCTTAAGTTTTTTTATTTTAGATAAAAAATCTTCTGCACTTCCTATACTTCCATCCCAAATGGCACATGGATATTCCATTTGAGGGATCATTACATCCAGGCTTATTTCAGCAAGACCAGATGGCTTAATTAAATTAATTTCTTCTCCATTAATGAGATTTACTGTTTTATTCTGTCCATTGTATTTTACTGGTATTTTTTCCGGTGGCAGAGGAAGAAGCATGTCATTAATATAGATTTGATAAGCCATTATTATCCCATCCCTTCTGCGGAAGAAACCAGCATTTCTGTGGTAACATCACTAAGCATTCGAGCTACGTTATCAATGTCCGTAACAGTCTTTATGGTGTTATTGTTGTTAACATCCACCTTCAATTCCGCCAGTGTAAACCGGTTAATAATTTCCTGCTCTGCTGCATCCCGCATATACTTTAATTCCTCGTCTACGATATCCATAGAATCAGCCATGGCTGCTGTACTCACCGCCGTATCACCTGTGTTTTTTATAAGATCTTCATTGGGTACCTGTGAATTTTCTACGGGATCATGCTGCTTTAAAAGTGTTTTGACTTCCTCATATTTATCCTTTGCTTCAGTTACCAGGTTCGCCCCACCATTGTAGCCATTCTCATAAGCATCCTTATAATTAAACCGTTCCCATTTAATACCTGCATCAGCCATCATCTTATCTAAATCTAATGGTTTAATCACTTCCTTGTAAGATCCGTTACCATGTTCCTTTGCAAATCTATCATAAAAACCATAAATATCTTCTCTCCAAACTGATACTGTTGCTTCAAAATTAGAACCCGTAATCAGATCCAGAGCTTTTGCTACCTTTTGAATTAAACCTAATATCTGATCTCCAAAATCTGCAAATAAATACACTGCTGAAGCAAGAGGATCACGAAACATATTTGCTATAAAATTAGCCAGAAAAATAAATGGATTCAATATAAATTCTACTATTCCAATAACCATTTCTGCCATAGCCATCAGGATATTACCGATAAAAGCTAATGCCGCCGAAAATGCCCCGCAAATTATTCCTGTAGCACTGTAGGAAGTTCCAGCAAATTGATTCACTGCTGCTACTCCAGCATAGAAAAGAGCAATTAACATAATAATAAGAATTATGATCCACGTTAGTGGACAGGCTGCTAAAGCCGCATTTAAACCTTCCGTAGCTAATTTTTCTGCTATAATTGCTGCTGTAAATGCCCAGCTGGTAACCGTACTTATTGCAGTAGTGGCTGCACTCATAATCATCGTAAGCCAACCAACTCCTAAAACTGCATTATAAACGATCAAAGCTGCAATAATTCCTAAAATAACAGGTTGAAAAACAGACCAAGACTCTGCAATGTAATTTCCGATCTCTCCCGCCACCAGTCCAATTACACCAAATATTCCACTGATATTCTCCACATCTCCTTGTAATCCTGATGTAAAATCATGGATACTTTTAGTAACAAAGTCTACTACTCCGCCAATTGGTCCTGCTAAACCAACATTGATTGTCTTTGCAAGTGAACTAAGGGCACTTGCTACATCGTTATATTTTGTCCTGTCTAGTTCCTCCAGATGATCTTTTGTCAATTCAACAGATCCATTTAAGTCAGCTAACGCCATCACACCGTCGCTTCCAATATTTCCCCATGCATCCCCAAACAGCTTAACTCCTGCCAGATTCCTGCTTACCGGGTCTTCCAGATTGTTTAAAGCATCCATTGTCTGTTTAAAAGCCTGCTTTGCTGTCTCTCCTCCACCTTTAAATGCTTCCGTCATCTTATTGGCATCAAGTCCTAAGGCAGCGAATCCCTGGCTGGAATCTTTTCCTCCGCTGACTGCCCGTTTTGAGAATTCGCTAACTGCGTTCCCCATGGAAGCAATTGAAACTCCTCCATTCTCAGCGCCATTGATAAGAGCCTGGATCATTTCGTCACCACAAAGACCCAGACTTTTAAATCTGGCTGAATACTGATTAATCGTTTCTAACAAATCTCCATTCTTATTAAGACCTGCCTGGGTTCCCTGAATAATCAGATCAAATGCTTCCGCACCGGATACACCAAACTGCTGCTCTAGCATGCCTGCCGACTTTATACTGTCTGTCAGTCCATACCCAAAAGTATCCTGCATCAACAAACCGGCACGGGTGATCTGCTCTAATCCGCTTCCCGTTTGTCCGGTAAGCTGGTTTACTGCAGCCAGACTTTGTGCTGCTGAATCCAGACTTGGACTTAAATTATCAATATAAAGAGTGGAGGCACTTTTTTGTGCTGCTTGAAGATCTGGCCCCTGCATACCAGTTCTGGTCTGTATCACATTACCAGCAGCTTTCATGTCGTTTGCCTGGTTAAAAATATCCTTGACGCTTGTTTTTATACCCATGTCCTTTGCAACAGATACCACTTTTTCCCAGGCTTTGGTTAGTTTCTCGGTTTCCTCTTTATTCTGTTTTGTACTGTTGGTCAACTCATCCTGCTGCTCTTTCACTTGATATATGGTCTCCTCTACCCGGTCATACTGGATACGGATACCAGCCAGCGAAGATTCCCACATCTTCATCCCAGGCAAAGCCAATGCATTGGATGATGCCATATGCAAACTGCGCATAAGACCGGCAGTCATATTTATAGAACTGCTGACTCTTTGTAATACAGGCGTCGCTCCATCCACAATCTGCAATGAATTTTCCACTGTCGCCACATTCCTTCCTCCTTTCTTCTTTCTTTTTATAGATGGGGAAACGCCTCTAAAGACGCCTCCCCCATTTTTTACCTGTGCCTGGCCTTAGCTTTTTGAGCCTGTTTCTTATCATTTTCCAGCTTAAGATTAACCGCAGCAATGATAAATGCCTTTTCATACCGGTCAAGGCTTAAAAATTCATGGGGCCATTTGTGAAGCTTGTGGAGGCAATAGTAAGCAATGTTGGCTTCCATATCGCCTCCATCTATTAGTTTTTTGCCTCTTCTACCTGCTCTTCAAGCGTTGTGTCAAATCCATTCACCTGCTGGATCCGCTCTAAATATCCCGCATATTCACCAGCAGTAAGCATTGCTTTTAACAAAGCATCTGATCCCATCACCTGGTAGGAGTCCTGCAGACTTTTATCGTTCAAATTAGGGTAAACGGTGCATTCTGCGGCCAGTTTTCCAAGATAAAGATTATAGTCGGTCTCCTGAGTATACTGTCCTTTTTTGCCAGTCACCTGCACCCGTTTCGTACACTCTTTTCTCAGCGCCTCATCTTCTTTCGAAGTAATCGCCTTAATTTCCCACTCCACTGGTTTATTTTTCTGACCAACAAAACGTTTTGAAGCTACAAATTTCTCATTCTCCGCCTTTACAGCATTCTGACTTAAAAAACAACTTAAATCTCCCATTTTCCATATCCCTCCTTGTGTTTACTGCATTCCGGCAATTGTTCCGAAACGTTCTGGCATTTCCCAGCTCTCAAATGTAAATTCAAATTCATCCTCTAAATACTCACCTGAGGCATCAAACTTGGTAATGATACCGCCATTTAAGTTACAATTCTTTAAAATAACAGTTTGTCTTCCTACACTGGAAGCAGGATCTTCATTCGTAACCTGGATATCAAAGTAGATATCCTTGCCAGTCTGCTGGTAACGATACAGGATTTCACGGAAAATGCTTGTGTTATAGTGAAATTTGGCAGATCCGGTCCCCTTCATTCCAACCGTCTTGTTCCCTTTCATAGCTCGTCCAAGAATAGGAATTTCCGATTTCACCTTCTCAATCTTTGCTTCTAGATCCAAAGCCTGCATGAAATTAAAACGCTCATTTTCGATTGTGATAAAGCACTCCGCTTTTGCTGCGCTGACTGCATCCCACGCATTCATAGTTATATTACTCATTATTCATTACCCCTTTCTTATGAAACAACGACTGTCATGTACAAAATACTCATACAGTTAATAGGCTGAACCGGGAAATTTACTAAAACAGATTGTTTCCCCTCTCCCTTATTCACTGTAACCGATTCTGCATCAAGGTCTTCAATAGCTCTTAAAACGGCCAGCTGTTTTCCGTAAGTTACAATATCATTCCACAGGCTGATGCGTCCTGCATTATCATTTGGCATCTTTCCAAGGTACCGGGAATGAAAAAGTTCTGCAACATCATTACCAATCTGATCCAGTACACGGATGGTCTGGTTATTAGAGAAATCTTCACCTTTTACATCTGTATAAGTAATCAGTGTATTAATGTCTGTGAGAACCCGGATCTCACTTCCCACTTTATGTAAAAGAAATTTGCCTGCTTTTATTGCATCTGCCAGCTGCAGTTGAGTATAAGGAACTTTCACGGTATATTCTCCGTTATACTTCCTGTTCTCTACGGTTTTATTAATTTCACATGCTGCTTCAGCACCTGATACCCAATAGACGAGACCAGTAGCATTCTCTTCGGTTTCATTTTCCACTGATATGATCCCTTCATGATCCGCTTTTGAATACTGATGTAAAACTGTCTGGAATTTCACACCAACTTCATCTCTCATTCTTTTGGTAAATGCTGCGAACAATGCCTTCACATTATCATCCTGGGAAGGACAGCAAAGTATCTGGTAAGAACTGCTTTCTATTGCATTTAAAAATTCAGAATAATCCTCACCGGTTATTTCATTTCCATCTGTACCTCCGGCAAATGCAAGTCCTGCGTTTTCTGACAGCGTCACATCTTTTTTAAAGGTTACATAACTGTTATCCTTCAGTTCAGCAGCCTTGGAGACTGTCTGTACATCTATTTCTTTCCCATCAAACAGGATTCTTACATCATACTTTGAATTGTCATCTACATTCTTTGAAATGACTACCATCAGATGATTCCCCCGCTTACCGGAATATCTTGCAGTTCCATAGTCACAAGATGCATGGACACCAGTATTTAACCGATAGAAAATCCCCTTTTTCATATTTTGGAATAATTCTCTAACAGGAAGCATTGCTGCATCCTCAAACGGATAGCCAAAGGTTTCTTTACTGTTATACTGGAATTCTTCAGCTGTAACTTCAAAAATCTCCTTTTCCGGTCCCCAGCTTAAAATCATCGGAATTGCTGCTACCCCTCGATCACCAAAGGATACTCCAGCAGAAGCACGATTAATAAAATTTATATACGCACCAGGAAATATTTTATTTTGTGCCTTAAAATTGCCTCCACCTAACATACATTTACCTTACCTTTCTTAAATCGAATCATTATCTCATCAGTTTCTGCCAGAGTATACGTTTTCCCATTCTCTAACAGTGCACATAACAAGTCACTTTGACTGCAATACTTTTCTGAGCAAATTAACTGCTTTTTTGTATAACGTGCAGCCGCAGATTTTGCCCCTTCATTCTTTCTACTGTTTCCAGTCATCATTTTACCTCTTTCATTTTATACGAATATCTTCCATTGTCATTTCTTCCGCCTGATTTTTCAGATAGAATATCTGATATTCCATTTGAAATTTCAGGTTCCCATTCTCCACTGTTCCAGATCTGTCATTGCTTCCTATTGTCGCGCCGTTCTCCAGAAAAACAGAGTCCAAATTCTGCATTAATAATTCCAATATATGGTACCGTTCCTGATATAACGCTTCTTCACCCTTTGGAAAATAATTAATAAATATTTTTATAATGCAGCGGTATCGCTTTGCGTTTACACACTTCTCCGACACCTGTGATATTCCGACTACAAAACAGGATTCTTTCTCCTCTTCTTCCATAGATCCTAAACGGATCTTTGTCTCAGGAAAGAGCGTTTTTAACTTCTCAATCACAGATTTCATTAATTCACCATACATTTCATGCCTCCTTCCATTTCGCCTACCTTAAATCACATTCCTCACTATGTAGTCTTTTTGTCTACTCCATCATTAAAAAAAATATCACTAATCTCCTCCAACGATGCAATCCCAAGCAACTCACACAGCATTTTGATCTCACCCGCCTTAAACTGACTCTTATTCCAAAGTTTCCTTCGAAATCCATAGCTGGACAAGTGAAGTTTGTCCGCAATCCACCCCTTTTTCAGCCCGGATTTTTTAATTCGCTCATTTAACCGAACCGTATTGGTCATTCCTTCCTCCTTTCTTGTAGTCTTTTTGTCTACACCATCATCATACTCCGTTGTTTCCTTTTTGTCAACACGTTTTTCAATTTTTGTTGAAAGTAATTCTACTCCATGTTATAATGCGGTTAGGAGGTGGTCCTATGGATATCGGTCAGATCATAAAACAAAGACGTGAAGAACTGGGAATGTCCCAGGAAGAACTTGCGCGAAAGGCGGGTTACAAATCCCGTTCTTCCATAAATAAGATAGAGGTAGACGGCAGAGGCCTTCCCCAGTCTAAAATTACCGCAATTGCAAGAGCGCTGAAAACGACTCCCGCATCCCTCATGGGCTGGGAGGAAACAGAGGTTTTTGCGCTGGATCATGTAAACAGCTGTTTCGGAGAGTCCGCCAGAGAAATGCTGAGTAACTTTCAAAAGCTCAATGAAAGCGGACAAAAAGAGGCGCTAAAGCGAGTCAGTGAGATGGTACACATTCCTCAATATGCAAAAGCAGACCCGGTTGTCCGGCCTTTGCATCCGGACTCCAGAACTTATTTACAGCCGGTAGCGGCTCATGAGCGGACGGATATTGAAGTGACTGAGGAAATGAGACAGCATGATGATGCCTTTTTCGATGAGTAATGAATAAAATTCGTTGAGGTGATTTATTTGAATTATGACATATTATTAGAGGAAGCAGACTCTGACGGAATCATGATTAAAGAAAAACCATTAATTGCAAACGATGGACGGATCAGGGGCGACCAGATTCTCATCCGGCAGAACATGTCCGGCTGTCAGAAAGCCTGCGTACTGGCAGAAGAACTTGGACATTACTACACCACTGCCGGAGATATACTGGATCAATCCGACGTTTCAAACAGAAAGCAGGAACACACTGCACGCTTATGGGCATATAACAAGATGATCACATTGGAGAAGCTGGTTGCTGCGAAAGAAGCCGGCTGCAGAAACTGCTTTGAGATCGCGGAACATTTAGAGGTTACGGAAGAATTTCTATTGGAAGCATTGGAATGTTATCGGTCAAAATATGAGAAGGGGCTTCAAAAGGACAACTATTTAATTCTTTTTGAACCATTTAATATTTATAAAATGGCTGAATAATTTTTTTCTTATCTTAATGTCACCTGATGCGTCATATATTATCCAGAGGTGATGAACTATGCAGTCATGCGAACTGGTAACACTTGTGTCATCCATTGCCTGCTGTCTTGCAAAAGATCGGACAGCTGACGAAATTGCACTCCTCAGCTGTATTTTCAATCAGCTGGGCGATACCTTGGAGACGATTGCTGCCCACCAGGCACTCTGTTGCGGCAATGACAAAAATGACAATATTAATGATGATATATTTTTTGGCTTTCAAAGTGAAAGAAGACGGGAGCGATAA